TATACCTACTGTGTCATTTTTGCAACAGCGTTGTTTTGCTGCTCTGCGTGTGCTGCTAATTCCATGTTTTTAAGCTGAATCGCGGTCATTGCCGATAGATTAGCTTGGTCAATCCCTGCGTCAATTTTCCTGCTCTCAAGCTCTAATTTAGCCATTTCGGCTATGTTGTCCTTTGGTTGAGCCTCTTGCAGTACCTTAATACGAGCTGTTTCCGCGTTGTATTGGTCAATTTGCAGCTTCAAAGCGGCATTCTCGGCTTCCATTTGAGCGCGTTGCGCATCCATAACGCGCTTCTCTTCCTCGCCTTGCTTGGTCTGCAATTCATTCTGCATTTTTTGTATAACTTGATCTTGTTGCATGATGTGGTCAGAAGCCATTTTCATTGCATTCTGTACTTCTGGCGGCACATCTTGCTGGCCTTGTTCATCCTGAAGCTGTGGAGGAAGCATCTTCTTTATGCGTTCGCCTATCTCATCAGCATAAGGCACATCCATAGACTTGAAGATTAGATCACCTGCTACTTGCATAATCTCTGGGTTGCCTTGGGCTATCTGCGCCATTTGCGCGGCTCCCTCAGTCCGTTTGGTCATGTAGCTCGGGCCTGTGTCGATCACAACATCATATTCACCAATGGTCGGATTGAATATCTTCTGAATGTCTTTCAGTCCGATCTCGGAATATGCTTGTGGGCTTTGCGGGTCGAGCGTTGCGTGAGAAGCCTCACCATCAATACCCATCACCCTTACTACTCGCTTAGTGTCTAAGATTTTACCGGAACAGATAAGCTCCAACAGAATGCGAATCTCATATTTCAGCGCACGGTTGAGCGCGTCCAAGAAATGGAATGTGGCAATCTCGCCTTGTAGCTTCAGGCGTTGAATACCAATACCACTAGATGCTTCTGACTTCTGCCCGAAGTTTGCCGACTGCTGGCCTGAAGCTGCCCGCATTTGCTCTACTGAGAGCTGCAAAAGCTGAATCTGTGCCGATGGTAGAACGGATGGCGGCTGGCGCTGCGGTACTGGGATAGTATTTCCAGAATCGTCAATGTGATTGTATGGCAGATAGGCGTAGTTCTGATTATTCGCTGTGTCCCATTTCTGTTCGTAGCCTTCAATAGCCTCGGCGGCTGCAATATACGGGATTTTGTTCTGTAGTGCGACACTCTCAACCGCTGCTGAAAACGAGTAATTCACCATTCTGGCCGCGTCCTTCAAATCGCGGACCAACCCCTTTTTTATTACCTCGCCATCGACAATCATCTCTTTGCCGATCACCTCGATGATAGGGAGCGACTGACCAACCCAATCCGTGGACTCTACAGGGTCGTCGCTATTCCCAACCAGTTTATGCTGTTTCCACTGTTTGCGCTTTACCTTGCGGGTTTTGAGTTCGCCGCTCTCTACCAGCAAATCAAGCTGCGCAACTACATCAGCAGGTATAACGCTCTTGTATTCTGCCTGACCATCAGGGAGCTGATACAGCAAATCATCGGTAAACTCAATGCAGTAATAATCGGCTATGCGTACTGTGTCGGCCTTTACCCAGCCACGTGCGCTATCTTCCGCCCAGCTTGTAACATCAAGATCAGGCCATAGCCGCTTGCATTCGTCGTGCGTTATGTCCTCAAACACAAAGCCCCACTCGCGGTCTGACTTGTCCAACTCTTTGTAAAACGGGTCGAGGTAAACCATGCCAGGGTCGAGGATGGGCTTGATCTTGATAACTTGGTCAAATGACGATTCTGACTCGTATTCGGTTACAATCCTCCAATAACCCTCACCGCCTGCGATGGCGTGTTCAATGGCGATATTATGAATGTCGTCAGCGTTGGAGTTTGATTGGGTGTTACGGATGAGGTCGGAGAGGATTTCGGCGGTTTTCTTGTCGGAGAAGTCATCAACCGGCATTACCTTTCCTGTCGGTGGATTCTCTCTGATGGTGTTGACTATCTGGTTAACGTGCTGCGCCGTGATGTTGATTGTCAGGCATGGGCGCTTTTCGACTGTTGAGCGCTGATTAGCGATGTTCTGCGGCCATTGATAACCGTTGTCTGAATCTCCAAGGTAGAATTTAGTGTCCTCAATGGCTTGAGCGCGTGAGACTGAGTTAGCCTTCTTGGCGACTTCAAATCGCTCCTTGGCTTCCTCGACTATGCTCTCGCTTGCTTCGTGCTGATCTGCCATTGGTTCCTCGCGTCTCTATCTCAGAGGGCTTGCGCATCATTAAAACAACAGGATCGGTCTGTATAACCTCGAATCCTACTCTATTGTACCATTTTTGCAACAACTCTGTTGCAGGGATAAGTAATAGGATTTTCTGCGCCTTGTCTGCTTCTTCTGCAATCGCTTGCATGAGTTTCGAGCCATGTCCTTTACCCCTCATTCCTTTGTCGGTCTGGACGTTGAACACTTCCCGTACAGTTTGGCGCAATTCATAGGGCAATGCTTGGGTATAGCGTAGCTCACAGCTTGCTGACTCATACTTGCGCTTGCCTAGCATATCCATTACTTGAGTGAATCCTTGTAGGCCTTGGTGCGCTTATCAACAGCATCAATCTCAGCCGCATCGCACTCAACCATCTCAGGACTAAGCACAACATCGCCAGAAATGAACACTTCCCACTTGCCAGCAAGGCAAGACTTATGCAGCCCAGCATCATTGAAACGCTTGCAGTCTTTACAGTTAATCATTATGAACCCATCCATGAAGAGTTATCGGCATACATGCCGGAATCGCCTGTCGGTTGTTTCTTTTCCTTGCGCTGCTTAATCATGCCAGGAAACAAAGCAGCCAATGCCCATATTGCAGCGTCTGCCCTGTTTGGGCTTCGTTCGCCAGTGTAACCGTAAGTAGAGAATGCGGCTAACTCATCCTCCAAGTCTGTCAAATACCCGATATGCCTAACCTTGCCCTGTTCGTATAGTGCTGAGAATGGCTCTGCACGTTGAACCTTGCCCCTCGAAGCTGTGACCATCTGGAAGTTAGTTCTAGGTCTGCATGTCCTTATGACATACTCAACCATAGCGCCGCCGTAGTTCGTTTCCCCTACGATCACATCAGCCTCTTCACGGTCATAAGCATCAGTAGCGACTTTTCCCCACGTTCCGGGGCCCGCCTTCACAGTTAAATCCGGCCCGAGATAAGCATTACCATCAGTGCCAAGACCTGCAACAACGATACCGATAGCGTCATTGTCGGAATTTCCCTCATCGTCAGCACCAGAAGGGTCAACAGCAATAACGACCCTAACCATATCAGGAAGTTGCCCATCTGTAACCCTCCAGCGGTCAATGAACTCTTCGGGGAATAGTTGGTTAGGTGTTGCATCAGCGAATTCACCGTCAAGGAACCGTTTCCGCGCCCTGCTACTCATCGCCATCAAGGTGTCCATGTAACCATCAGCAAGGTTGTCTTGGTTGTCCTTGGGGTTGATCTGCATGGATGAGTAGTTGTCTGGATGCTTCAGAGCTTCTTTTGTCTCTGGGTGGCGCTTCTCTTTGAACAGCTTGTAAGACCAATGGGCCTTAGATGGTGGATTGCAGTCGTAATAGACCCTCGGACGAAGGGCGCAGGCTGGTAAGTCTCCAATTGGCTGCTGTTCTGCTTTCTGGGCTAGGCGGGTAATTGCTGTCTCAATCGACCCGTAAGGTATCTGGCTACACTCGTTCGGGTAGATAGTAGCGAACTCCATGCCGAGAATCTTCTCTGTCCGTTCCTTGTCATCCAGGCCAGCAAACCATACCTCTGACCCATTTTCTAGGGTTGCGTACCAATCAGATTTATTGATTGTGTATTTAATCTCGGGGAAACAGAGCCGCATCACCTTGGGGAATGTGTCTAATACAATCGAATTCTTCACAGCGTTGAACCGGAACCTAACTATTGCATGGCGAGACTTGGGAGCTTTGATAGCCCTTACGCATACAGCTCGTACTAACAGAAACGTCTTACCAGACCTTGAACCACCGAACAGCATTACATGAGTGGCGTCTCCAGCTAACAGTTCGTTAGCTTGTATCTGCTTTGGCGTAAGTTTAAAGGTTTGCGTCTGCACTGGTAAGCTGGAGTATTACTGGCGCATCAGGGTCGCTGGATAGTTCTACTTGTTGTGCCGGCTTACCATCAAGCCTGTCTGCAAGTTCCTTCAAAGCCAGAAGATTGCCTTCTAAGCAAGCATCAATGAGCTTGTCGGCTAATTCTTCTAAAGCTTCTGCTCTAGTCTTGTTGCCTTGCTTGAGTGCGCGCTTATCTAAAGCCCTCTCAATGGCTGCTGACCATACTTTTGCCTTGCCTGCATAGTTATTACCTTTTGGTGCGGCCATGATACTTCCTTACTTTGTTGTTTTTTTGCAACAACCCTAAGAATCAGCTTAGTCTGTTTTTTGTCTCATTTTTACAACAATTAACCGTTTTGCTGCTTTTTCCACTCTTCGTAGGTTAGCGGAGTTTCTCCGGTTGCTTTGGCTTCTTCTACGTGGAGTTTGTATCCACGGTCAGACAGTTCGTTTTATGCCTTGCCTGCCATTCCACTTCCCAAAGATGGGCCGGATGCGAATATGCGTTCTAGTGCGTTTTTCTCAGCCATGATTGCTCCCGCTTTGGGTTTTGAGTTTGTGGATTATATTCTTGTTTTCGATCAATTCGTCGGTTTCGTTCATCTCGTTGGCGCGGAATATGCGGTCGTAGTTGTCTTTATAGGCTTGGCTTGGAACTCCGGTCTTTATCCTGGTTCCCAAGTATCCAGCCTTATCCTCAAGCGTGTCATACGAAGCCATTATTACTCCTAAAAATCCCCTCCGCTGTCTTTCAGGACTTTGGAGGGGCCAACCTCCACGGGAGGCGGATGGTTACGAGCATAACTTAGCAATTATCCATTGGTTAAAAGTCAGCCAGCTTGCAGCCACTAAGATAATCAATATTGCGTGCTGTTTTATGCTCATGTTTGTTTTGCCGTTAGGCGAATAAATCCGGTTACAGCGTCCGGTTCCGTTTGGCTCATGACGGATGATTATGGCTCTAAGTTGTGCCGCGCTCGCACTATGCCTATTTTGTGGCGCTATACAGCAAAATTCAACGAACTGTATTTATTTAGCCTTTCGGCTTGTTCAATATGAGTTGGCTACTCACACATGGGGTAGTAAATCCCATATTGCATTGTCTGCCAGCGCCCTTTTAAGTTGTCAATGTACAGCGAGTGGTCTATACGCTCTCAACGATTGCCGTGTGATACGGGTCGCCATACGGTATCTGTACACCAACACGGCTGCGCAATACTTCTTTTAACCTATTCGGTGTCGATTGTCCGCGTCCGGTATCGGCTTCCCATATTGCGCATGCGTCTTGATGCTTTACCAATACTAACAGATGGTTAGGTTTTGGTCAATCCGTTCGCGCTCCAAGACGCTGACTGGCGGCTTCCAACAGCGCCCCAGAGGTTTGCAGTCTGCTCA